GCAGTCCACAGTGGAGCGTTAGCACACAGCGCAACCGCCCCCGTGCGCCAAGGACGAGTACCGCACCCGCCGATAACACCGCTTGGATTGAAGCGGGCCTGCAGCTTGTTGCGAAGCCGGGCAGAAACCGAGTCATGGTAGACCGTCGTGCCCGCCATGACCCCCAGCGAGTCCCACGGCCCCATGATCACGTCCACGCCGCCCTCGCCCGTGCCATTGGACCGACGCGCCGCGAGGGGAAGCATCCGCTTCCAGCGGTTAAGCCCTTGGAGGTTATAGGCGTAGGAAAGGTCACCCGGGCCGCGCTCAAGACCATAAGGTCCGAGCGAATCCCCGCCGCGCTGACCAACAAAGCCAAGCGGCGGCCTCACAGTCCGATCTCCACGTACCGATGAATCACGTACGTACAAGAACCGGAGCGAGCCTTGAGAACGAGCGAATCGCTTCCCGTCATCGGCAGGTTGAACGGCACGTCACCCGGCCCAATTACCGCGATAGCCGTAGCCTCTGAGAGGTCAGCAGCAGCGACGTTGAGGCTCACCAGAAGGTCACCAGAAGATCCTTCAGTATTCCGAATGAGCGCGCCGGTTACCGATGATTCAGGCGTCGAAAACGTGACCGCCGCGCCTGTAGTGTCCGCTGTTCCGGTTTGAGGCCCCGGCGTCCATTTGACTTGTCCTGGCATTTGCTTGTTTCCTTACGGGTTGTCGGCGGTGACTCTGAGCCAGTTCGTACCATCGCACCGCACGATGGCCGTCTTTCCGTTTGCAATCGTGATCCCCGTTCCCGAGGACCCGATGATCTGAATTGAGAAGCCGCCCGTCGTCCCGTTGTAGACGACATGCTCCGCGCCGTCGGTGAGATCAAGGACGATATTGCGAGTGGCCGTAATCGTGCCCGTGACGCTTAGCGTTCGGCACTCACGCTCCGAGGTCGAAGCCGTGTAATTGGCGTCAGAAGGAAACACCACCGCCGCCCTGCCATAAGCCGGGCTTTGGCCGTTGCCTTTCATCACCTGGGCCTGCGCTGTCAGGAACTTGAGCGTCCCCGCGGCAATGTCTCCGGCAATCAAGCTCTCGCCGATGTTGAAGCCGGTAAACGAGGTCCATCGAAACAGGGACATGCGCCCCGATGACGAAGTAACGTCGATGCTCGAAATCGTCGAAGCGCCGGTGATAACCTTGCCGAGACAGACGTTGGTCCCGCCTGGATCCGCGAAGGACGCCGTGGTTTGCAAATCGCCTTCTTCGTCGATCCAGACCCAAAGCGTCGAGGCCGCCGCGAGCAGGAGCGAAGTGGCCGCGATCGAAACGCACTTGAGCCCAATGAGCGTTCCGGCCGTAATCGATAGCGTAAGTCCGCCACCGTCAGACGGGACCAGGCCCGACAGGATGCCGCGCCCGAATTGGTACTGGGCTTGAAGCTCCAGCGCATCGAGGGGTTCGTTCAGCTGCGCAAGGCTTAGGTTGTTGGTTGCTCTGGTGTATCCGCTCATTCGCTAGATTGCGTCCTCCCAATTCGTGCCGTGATCCGTGGAAACCTTTCGTCGCCTCGCTGTGTCCGAACACACGAACACGAGCCGGTGCTTTTGGTCGGGATGGAACTCTAAACCCGCCCAGTCGGCAACGTAGGTGGCAATCTCGCCCATCTCCTCCCACGTCCCGAGCTTCGGAGCCCTGCGCCATGCGTTCCACGCCGCTCCGTCCCAAACCGCCATAGCCATGACGCCGCCGCGAGATACGGCGAACGCGGGCAGAGTCCCCGCAGCGCCTGTGTCTACCGGGGTAAGCCAAGTCTCGCCGCGAGAAGGGCTCTCGATCTGCCAGATAGTCCCGCCAGAGGACACCATGAACACCAACGGGTATTCGAGGTCCGGGGACCATTCGAGCGCCGCAACGCCCGCCGGGGCAGTGTCAACTGCCGCCAGGGTCGTGAACGTCGCGTCCGAGTAGTTCCTTCGCAGGCAGTACCAAGCCGCGCCCGTGTGCATGACGACGTACTGGTTGCCGTTCTCGTCGACCGCCATTGCCGGATTCGTTCCCGCGCCGAGGTCGGTAGCCGTGCCAAAGTTCTCGCCCCAGCCCTTAGAGCTGATCCACCACACATGACCGGCGTCTTGGTAGCAGACGTGAACCTGACCGTCAGGCCCGTAAGCGACCTGGGCGTACTCGACGCTGAGAGTCGATATCTCGATGCTCTCGTCATGAGCGCCGAGATTGAACCGCCAAATCTTCACGCTCGCAGCTTCGACGCTGACCGCGAACATGACCCCGTTCGGAGCCGTCGTCAAATGCAAGTCGCCCGCCGCGCATCCAGGGTCAACCCACTGGATCGAGGCAACCCCCTCCATCGCGCAGAGCTCGTAAGGCTTATCGCAGGTGACGACGCCCGGAGGATCAGGGCAAACCGTCATGCCCGGCACACACCACCGAGTGCCATTCCACTTCAGGACTTGCTTCGTGTACGCGATCTTCGTGACCGATTCGTTCGTCTCGGTGTAAACCAGATTGGACGGCTCCGAGCCGTTGAACGGGTAGTAGCAAGCACACAAAGACCGTCGTGTCTTCTGATGCTGAACGATGCCCGCCGACTCTGAATTCAGCCGACCGCCGATCGAGCGAATCTCGCCGTCGTTTGTTGCCTGCCACGTCTCACTCGCCCCCGAGTCCATTCCATTGGCGCATCGGCACCCAGAAGCGTTCGGGCCGGTGTAAGCATCTTCGTAGTAGTCGTAAGCCGTGACCTGGAGGTTGTACGACGTGGTTCCACTGATCGAGGAAGCCGTTCCAACGCATCCGCACGTTTTGCAAATCGCAGGGCCAACCGGGGTCGTTGGGTTGAGGTTCTCGACCTCGATAGGCTCCTCCGTGGGGACACCGGCGTTCCACCACTTGAACCCGAAGATGGCCGTCAAATCGCCTTTGATGACCCGGTTTCGCCAAGGACAGCCCGGAAGCTGTGGCGTGAACTGCGGGCCGCCATGAAGGCCGCTGTCGAACTCACCCGCCGCGAAGTCAACAAACGCCGCCCAGACGCCGCAGTTCTCGACGAGCCGATACCGCACCCCGGCATGAGTGAACACCGGCGTCGACGTGTATGTTGGCGTCGTCGAGCCCTGAATGAACCAATCGATCTGCGAGCACGTGAACGTCCACGCATCGCAGTTGTGATTCAGGATCGCTTGCGAGGTCTTGACTTCGCTGGTGAGGTTCGGCCAGCCTCCGCCCGTTCTGACCTCTTGGATTCCAAGATAGGGCCAGTCGAAGATCATTTCCCAGTGCTTGTTGCCCGTGATCGGGTCAAGGTAAGCAATGTTCGCGATCCGGAACCCCGAGCCGTAGCCGCCAAGGTAACCGTTTCCGTAAGGACGCCCATACTGGCAGTCCATCGAAGCGACTTGGCGGACCCCGATGCCGTCTTGGCCGATCCAGTTCGACGAGCCCGCTGGCGACAGATAGACCTTGAACTGGTAGTCCGTGGCCGCAACGTTGGGCTTGAACCATTGCCAGGTGCCCGCCATCTACTCCACGTCTCCACGGCAACCGCCGCGCTTCCGCTCAGGCAAGACGCCCTTGAACCTTGCCCTGAGCGATGCGCTTTCCATGTTCACGAACTCAAGAGCGCGAGACTGCGAGACCTCGATGTCTTCAGCCGACCATTCATCCGAGAACTCAATCACGACCCGGAACACAACGCCAGGAGCCCCCGCGCGCTCGATGCGCACCAGCTGAGGACCACTAGGCATTAGGCACGATATCCGGCCCGCCGACCTTCGAATATCCGACCACGAACCAGAACTTGCCGATATCTTCCGCCGCCGCCCCGTTGCCCTCTGCGAGGATGCGAAGTTGACGCCCAGTGCGAATCGGGAGCTGTTGAGACGAGACGCCAGACCGGGCCATTCGAGCCCGCACAATCGCAGGAGCAAAACCAGCCTTGAGGAGCCGGTCATGGGCCGCGCGCATGGCATTGCGGTAATCCCGCTCCGCTGCCGTGTAGCCCAACCTAGGCCGCTCCCGCCGTGTAGTCGAGGTTGCACTCGGCGAACATCCATTGAATGTCCAGGTAGTCCGATGCCACCTGTAATTCGGCATCCATCACCGGGAAGATGTAAAGATCATCCGGCCAGGTCGTCAGCCGCGCAGTGCTCACGATTTCGCCATTGAGCCAGGTCTTAAGGACTCCGCTCGACATCGTAGCCTCGGCCACGAACTCCATCCAAACCCGCACCCATGTGGCATCGGCAGCGGTCCCGATTGTCGCCGTGGTGTCGCTTGAGTCCTTGCGGATCAGGCTTTGGAGGGTTGCCGAACCATCGACGAGACGGATGCCTGCGAAGTCGGTCGGACCCGTCGCCGTGAAGCCATCGGAATCGAAGACGCCGAGCCCGAGATGAACATCAACGTCGTCGGCATCGGTGACGCGGAACTTCGTGCCAAGGCGAACCTTAGCGCCAGCCGCCATGTTCTGGAGCTTGAACCCACGAACCGCGCAGGCATGGAAGATTTGCGCCGTTCCTGCTGTTTGAAGCCGAAGGTAATCATCTTGAACGGTCTGGGTATCGGCTCCGTTCTGTTCGTAGCTTCGCCACTTCGCCACGCCAGCGGTCGAAGAGTGCCAGAAGCCATGCCGAAAGTCTTCCTCGAACCGGTAATGGGTCGGGCCGTTCGGAGTGTCATAGTTGGGTGCGCCGCTTAGGATCATGGGTTATCGTTCCAATTCGAAGGCCGTCCGACCCGTGGAATCCGGTCGGTGAACGCAGGGTAAAGCGTGGTTCGGTACATGCCCACGTATTGCAGGCTGTAATGCCCCGTCCATCGCCAAGAGGTGTCGATGTACTGGACCGGTGGCGGGTCTTCCTCGTCCTCAAACATCAGAGGAGGCTCCTCGGTTTGGTGATCGTGCGGAGTGTCGACCGTCAGGGCCACCACTCGCCAAACTCCAAAGCTGACATTCTCTCCCGCGAAGATCTCCATCTCAGGCACCGCATACGGAGCCTTGCCGATGATCCAAACGAGCCGGTCAGGAATCAGCGCGAGAACGTTGTCGACCGGATCATAAACCGGCTGCCACTCGGCCTCTACCGTGGCATCGCGAACGCCCTCGGACTGTGTTCGGTCGTATTCATGCCGCGCGAACCGCTCGACCTCGTTCTGCGAGTTGCAAAGCCCAGTTTCCTGGGGGCCGATGTTGTGGTGCTCGACCTGGCCCGTGAACTCAACGTCCTCGGGGTTGTAAAGAACCTCGGGGTCAGGTGCAATGAACGCCGCCAGTCGCTCCGCCGGTTGCCCGCTCGAAGTCGTCCCGAATACTGAAAGCGAGTTGTACTCGGGCCTTCGGATATCCAAGTCCAGCGAGGTCGGGTTGCCGTCAAGAATCTTGAGAAAACGAATCCCGTCCACGCCTTGCCAGCGGTCGACATCGGGAAGGTCTTGGACCTCGGCCGGAAGCGAATCCTTTGACCAATACAGAACGATGTCGGGCTGATAGTTGTCCGGGTCGAATTCGTTTGCCACGTAGCCAAGCCAGGTATCCCCCAGCGGCCAAAGTCTGAGGCCGTCCCTGGCCTGCCATGAGTGAGCGCGCTGGATTTCCCGGCACACGTCGCCCCAACTTGCATCCTCCGATGGAACCTTGAGATCGCCCGGCGTCCGGTGCGCGTAGTCGTTCGCCCAGTCGTCGATCGGGATCGTAGAAAGCTCGGCGGTAAGGATCTGCTCGAAGTCCGGAACGCCCGCCCGGTTGAGGGCTTTGTCGAACATATCGCCCACGGTCTTGGACCTGAGCGAAGACGCGTTGTGCGAGGCTTCCCGGTTGACCCGTGCCCAATCGCTTTCGGCTGTAAGCTCCTCCTGGATGACCTGAGTCGAGCGCGGCAAGTTGTCTTCGCCGGGGCCTTCTTCCTCGTCTGCGAGCCGGTCAATTGAGCCCTCAATGGCCGGGGAACGCTGAGTGATCTGACCGATCCACACCGAGCGATCATCAATGCGAAGCTCGATCGAGCCATCCTGCTTGAGCAGGTTGCGGAAGTCGTCCGAGCGGTCGAACTTGACCGTCATCGTTGTCGGCTCCATCTTCGTCGACCACGACCAAGAGAGCTGCGACCACTTGTCGGAAATGTCGTACTCGTACCCGCTTTCGATCAGGATTCGAGACGCCGGAACATCGGCCTCACACGCCCAAAGCTCGGGGGTGTACATGCCCGTCGCGCCTGAAACATTGCCCGGCGTGACCGTGGTCCTCACCACCATCTGGTAATCGGTGGCCGGAACCCAAGAAACGGACGAGCCGTTCGTGCGCTCGTTCATGTACACGGTCGGGAAGCTGCCGCCGTAGGTGTAACCGATGAACTGGACCGAATACGACGATGAGGGAATATAAGTCCTGGGCGCGTCCATCCACTCGGGAGTCAGGGTCAGCGTGTCGCCCTTGTACCGAACCCTCACCATCGAAAACGAGTAGGCAAGGTCGGTCTGCCTCATCCCGATCGCCAGCGGTGCCGCCTTGGTCTTGGTGTAACCGTTCCTGGCCGCGTTCGCGACTGTGTACGGGCTCTGTGCGTCCCCGGATCGGTGCGCGTTGATTCGGTAAAGCCAGCCCGGCGCAACGTCGCCGCCCTCCTTGCTCTTGCGCTGCTTCTTGGTGTCTACCGTGGAGAAGCAAATCGAGATGCCATCAATGCCCCAAGGAATGATCGTGAGCCGGAAGGGCTTGCCGCCTGATGGATCGCCAGGATTGAACTCGAAATCCTCGCGTAGCACCCAGACCGCCGCCGTGGATCCGGAACGGGCTGCTACCCGCTCATAGAGTTCGGCTTTGCCTACCTGGTTGAGAAGCAGAATCCAGATATGACCAAAGGCGAAGGTGTACCAATCGCCCGGCTGGTCGGTGTCGATGCCGAAGGGGCGAATGACGAAGGAAAACCCCTCGTTCTCGGCCAGGCTGAACGTGGTCTGCATCGCCCAGCACATATCACGCCCGTCGAGATCGAAGTCGATTAAGTTCTTGTCGATCGCGCCCGCCGGACCTTCGTCTTCGAGCCCCTTCATGGTGCCCGTGACACGATTGAGTGCGATGATGCGAGGCTCGACGTTGAGGTCGGTGTTGACGAACTCCGTAAAGTAGTCTTTGGGAGTGCTTGCGCCGTCCGTTGCCCACCGGAACTCCGAGAGCATGACGTAATCGCCCGCGAAATCCGCGTCGTCGGCAAAGTCGGGCCGGAACACCGAAGGGCAAAGCATGACCGTGCCCGTGACCGGCTCACGCCAGAACGAAGCAGGCCAAGCGCCTGGCACCCAACGCCCCGCCGAGTATCCGGGGTTGGTCTTGGTTTCGTCCCAAGACGCGGGCTCGAACGATGGCGCGAGTTTGCAGAATCCCCATCCGCTTTGCCGCAAAAGCCAGCGCGCGACGTTGATTTTTAGGCTGATTCGTGCCATGTTGGGAAAAGTTGGTTTACAATGGGCGCATGAAGCAATCTAACGCCGCGCGTGCATGGCATCGGTTTCTGTTCTTTGCGATGATGGCCGGGGTCGCTATGATCTTCGCGGGAATTGGATTCGAGTCAGCTGACCTCGGGCTCTGGGGATTCATGACCTTCGTCGGTGCATGCTTCCTGCTGGGCATAGAGATCATGTGGAAGGGCGCGAACCTCTAAGTAGCCCCGCGCACTGCGTCCCGCGTTTCCCGTGCAACGCGGTTCTGAGTGCTTGCCCGGTTCGCGGGCCGCTGCGAGTTCGCACGGCTCAATGCTGCATCGTAGTTGCGAGAATCAAGCCCTGCGTACTTGGCGTAGATGTCGCCTGATTGAGCCCCGCCGCGCTTAGCCATCGACCGAGCGCGAGATGCGTAGAAGGCCGATTCCGACGATCCTCGATAGGATTCATTGCCCGCCGAGTCGATCCTGGCCCCGTTCGCCCGAGCGAAATCCTTTCTCAGCGCGTCGTTGTATCCGTCATGGCCTGCCGCCTTCGCGAGAGCGTCGAGCCCGTACTTGGTGGCAAAGTAGGCACCGACCGCGACTGCCGCTGCTGAAATCGTCGCCCCTGCGATGGCACCTGCGGATGCCGCAAGCGGAGCCGACGCCGCACCACCGGTGAAACCAAGAGCATTCCCGGCCGCAGCGAGTCCACCTGCGATCCCGCGCCCGCCAACCATGCCGACGCCTGATGCGCCGGTGCCCGCGTTGCCAGCGTATCCCCAAGCCTTCGAAGCAAGCCCTCCGGCTTTTCCAAGCAGTCCGCGACCGCCACCAAGACCGCTGATTCCGCCCGACAGCGCAAGGCCATTCAGCGCCCTGGCCGCGTTGACCGCTGACGCCGCGAGATAGATGTTCGCGCCCTTGGTGACGAGAAACGCCGCCGCAAGCGTGCCGACAACGGGCTTCCAATGGTCAACGGTCCAAACCATCACGTTGCCGAACATGATCGCGCCGTCGATGGCCTTTGGCAACACCTCTTGACCGAATTCGATGAGCTTTGGCCCAAGCTGAGCGCCAAGGGGCTCCAAGACTTCCGTCTGCCACTGGTTCAGCATGCGCTGATAGTTTGCCGAGTTGGACGAAGAAAGCTCCTTGGACAGCCCCTGCATTACCGGAGACTTGGCGTAATCGAGAATGATCTTCGAGAACTGCTCGAAACCAAGCGGGTCGCCCTGCTGACTCATCTGCTTGAGCTTGCCCATCGAAAGCCCGGCCTGCTCAAGGGCCTTGCCGAGAATTGGAAGCCGTTCAGCCATGATGCGCAGCTCGTCGCCCTGGATTGTGCCCGCGCCTGCTGACTGGCGAATCTGGCGCGCGAATTCCTTGAGGTCTTCCGCCGTCCCTGTCGAGCCGAGAATGGCCAGGGCTTCCGCAAAGTCGCTGATCTTTGCAGGGTCGATAGGAGACGCCGCGAGGCCCGTCATCATCTCGCGCATTCCGCTCACGGGTGCGCCAAACTTATTCGCGAGGCTTGACGCCTTCCCCATCATCTGACCGCCACGGCCAGGAGCAAGCGCGCGCATTGTCGCCTCTTGGCGAAACTTGTCATTGGCCGCGTCAAGCGCCGCGCCGCCAAAGTTCTTCATGCCCTGAATGCTCAGGTACGAACCCGCAAGGGCCAAAACCGAGTTCTGAACGCTTTTCATCGCCGCCTGCTGGGCCGATGCCGACCGCCGGGCCGCTTGCGCCATCTGGTCGTAGCTCTGAGACACCGCACGCGCATTCGAGCGCGAAGCCGACGCGAACGAGGTCTGAGACTGCCGCATCCGCATCAAATCGCCTTGGATGCTCTTGAGGTCACTGCGCACCTGCTGAACGCGGGTCGCTTGGACTCTCAGACTCAGGATATCGGCTTCTGTCATGATCGGTTCTTCTTGGCCTTGGCCTTGCGTTCAGCTTTGCGGTATGCGCTCATTTCCGCCAGGTGTTCTTGGTAGGCGACCATCAGTCGCCGCCGGATATCGGCAGCGCTCCAGCCGTTGCGGAGTAAGACCGCCGGGGAGTCGATGCCCGCTTTGTATGCCCACCACTCAAGAGAGGCCCTTACGCCTGAGAGTGGGCCGCCGTAGGGTCTTCCTTCATCGCCTCCATGACCGGATCATGGTCCTTGGGGTCGGTGTCGTCCTCGATGTATTCGGGCTTGATGCCGAACTCTTCGAGCGCACGGCCAGCCTGGCCCTGGATCGCGTAAAGCGTTTCCTTGAGCAAGCCCTCCCGCCCTTCGCGTTGGGCCATGAGCGCATTGCGAACGAGGGTAAATGCCGTCTGCCAAGCGCCTTGCCCGGCATTGGATTCCGTCATCTCCGAAAGACCAAGAACCTCGAACGCCGCCTTTCTCAAGGAAAAGAACAGTTCGATGTTTTCGGAGTCGTAGAGCGCAAAGATATCTGCCCGCCCGGGACTGCCGACCAGCGTCTTTTCGATCGCGAGGACCGACGAGAACAGGTGTTCAGGGTAAGGGCTCGAATAGTGCTTGTCGCCTTCGGTGTACACCCGGCCATTGTTGACGGCCCAGTGGGTGCATTCCCTTGCCGCCGTCTGAGGGTCAGGAAAGACGACATTGAAGTACACGTCCCCGCCGGGAGTGCCGCGCAAGACGAATTCCTGACCCTTGTACTTGACCGTTCGCTCGCGCGCCTCGGCCTTTGCTGTGAACTGCGAAAGGATATTGCTGATGGCTTAGACTCCGTGAACGATGGTCGGTGCAACGCCGTAAGACTTGATCTCGAAGTTTTGCATTGCCGGAGAGCCGAGGAACTTGAAGCCAGGGTCGGACATGATGCCCTTGAACGTGCCCGTCCAGTTCGTTGCCGTTCCCGTGTTGTTGATGACCGTAACGAGAAGGAGCACGAGCGGACCATAGGCAAGCCACTCCTTGTAGAGCACGTCAGGGTGCTTGAACTTCATCGAAACCGAAATGCTCCAATCCTTCTTGACGATGCGGTTCAGCGCGTTGATATCCTGCCCGCACGAGAAGTCCGTGAATTGGGTTCCGCCCTCGAAGTCGATGTCATCCGAACATGCGTCGGTGCCTGAGATGCCGGAAGTGTTCGCCGACGCCGGTTGCGCACTTGGGAATGCGCCTTTGTCCGTGCCGTAGAACTTGAAGTTAGCGGTAACTTCGCCTTGCCCCTTAGGGACAATAGTTGCGTCTGATGCCATTTACTTGGCCTCCTTGTCGCCCTTTGCCGGGGCCGGGTCCTTGACCTCTTCGAGGTAGCCGTTCTTCAACGCTTCCTCAAGGCCACCGTCGAAATATCGGGCAACCTCGTGCCCATCACCAACGACCTGACCGGTGTGGAAGCCAGTCGCGCCGAAGACTTTCTTGATGCGATAGATTGCCATGTTGTTTGCCTTGACTAAACGAGCGGACTCGCCGCCCAAACCCTGTAAACCCCGCCCGCCTCTCGGTACGACTTGCCGTCGATCTCGTAGGACCTGCGAAACGCACGAATGCGTTTTGAGTAAGTCGGAAACGATGAAGCTCCCGAACCCTGGACCGAAGACGCATCCTTAAGAGCATCATCGATCTTCTCGGCCAGCGTGTAGTTGTAGGAAAAGCCCTCGATGACGCCGACCACGATGACATCGAACATGCCCATCATGCGCACGTCCTGGCTCGCATACTCATCGAGAATGCCCGCCGACCGGATCAGCACCAGCGGATGAACCGAACCCTGCGGGGCCGTTTCCTGGAACACGCCGCCGGTCGCAATGTTCGTGACCGCCGCGACGTTCACCTTCGCGTAGACATGGGCATCAGCCGCCGTTAAATCGAACATGGTTTAAGCCGCCCGAACTCTGAGCCGTGAACCGGAGAATGCGTCCCGAGTGGCCTTGCGCATGGCCTGGGCAAACAGATCTCGAATCGGTTGAAGATTTGCCATGGCCGCGTTTCGAAGATAGAACCGGCCCGACGTTCGCCATGTCCCGTACTCGACATGAGAAGCGTAATTCACGCCCGCCGCCACGATGGCCTCCAGCCGGTGCGAGGGCTTGCCGATGTCAGCAAGGACCGTGACGCCGGATCTCAGCGCGCTTGCCTCTGCCGCTGCCTTGCCCCAATCCGAACCCGAATCCCAGGTGCTCGTATAGAGCGAAGCCCGCAGCGCACCCGTGTCGACCGGAGCGTTCATCTTGGCGAAGGCTTCAATGAGAAACGCCGACTTCGCAACCGCACCCGCCAGCTCGTCTTCGAGACGGTCTGCGAGCTGATCGAGGCCGCTCACGTCAACGTCAACGAGGATATCGAACATCTCAGGCGATCTTCGCGCAGATGACGCGCCGGATAGGATCGTTGCTCACCGGCTGATCCACGGCCACAACCTCAAGCGTGACCGAGCCCGTCGTAATCGTCGCCTTGAGCGAAACTGAAGTGCCCGATGCCAGCATGACCCGGTAGCCCTGGCGCGATTTCAGAACGCCTTCGAAGTCTCGCTGCTCTCCTGAATTCAATGGCTGAACGAGACACGGAACGTCGTCAACAACGTCCGTTGATGACACCGTGCGCCCGCCGTAAGCGTCCGCCGCAAAGGTCGGAGTCGAAATGTTGCAGGTATCAGACAGCCGCCGACGAAGGACGTTCTTCATTCTCGCGAACTGCTTCACGCCGCCGATGTTCATGGGTTAGTCCAGCCCGATGCCGGTGTTGTCGTCCGGAATCCACGAAGGCAGGTAAGAATCGAGGTTCTGGCCCGTCGTTGCCAGCGTCCCGAATTCGAGCCCGCCGCCTGCCGCCTCTTCTTCCAGGGATTCGATCATTGCCAGGATGTCTTTTGCGCTGAACTCCTCGATCTCGTCGCCTTCGATCTTGGCGCGCTTGGCAATAAGGGCCTTGGACGCGAGAATGGTTCGCAGCGCCATGATGGCCGCCTTGATGACCGAGCCCGCAGTCGTGACGAAGTAGCTGATCTCCTCATCCGAGAAGACCGCAGTCGTCGCGCTTCCGCTGACATCGGTGTCGCCGATGCGAAGGCGAACCTTCTCGACATCGCTCGTGGGCCCGGAATAGGTGTAAGCCATTTACTCGATCACGCTCCCGCGCGAGTAAGTGCGGGCCTGGCGCTCAGCTGCTTTCTCGGCCGCCGCTTCGCCTTCCTTGACCATTTGCTTTGCTTCTTCCGGCGAGTAGCCTGCCTTCTTGAGCACAGCCTCAGCCGTTGCCCCAAGTCGCTTCTCGGCTTCGAGCCCGTCAAGGATCTCGCCCCGGCTCTCGGGAGTGGCGTCCTCCCAACCGATAGAGATTTGTTCTTGCTGGACGGGAGCGCCGTCCTCGGCCATCGCCAGCGCCATCATGCGCTCGATCCTCGGACCCCAAAGCGACCGCTTTCGCTTGGCCTTACCGTTGGCAGGACCATAGAGAACCTTGAGCGAGATCCCCGAAGCACCTGAGAACCCGGAGTCGATCTGGCCGAACGCAATCGGCGGAGTTTCGCCAATCTCCGACATCGCAGTCCGAATGCGGTCGAATTGCTCCTTGACATCAGGGCGAGAACCCTTCCACTCAAGGAACGCCAGTTCGCTTTCGGCGTTGGGCAGATAGAACAGGGTTTCAATGTCCTTGACGACTTCAACCGAGCCCTTAGCCACGCCCTTTGCATAGATTGTCGGGCTGGCGTACCGGTCGATGATCTTCGATTCCTTGACCGCGAGGTGGTCGTACTCGGCCACGAGCCCGTAAATCGGATCAATCTCCGAATCACCGTAGGCTTGGCCCTTGATCGCCATGTTCGGGAGCCACACGAACGGAACCTCTGAGATGATCGCCTCAGTGCCGCCGGATGACCGGTACTGTCCATCCTCCCAAATCTCTTCGACCTCATCGTCGCCTTCGCCGTAGCAAACGCGCATGCCCTTGAGCCGGGAGATATCGCCGGGTTCGAACGTGGGAAAGCAGATGCACGGGTCAGGAAACTCGATGTAAATGACGCCTTCGCGCCGGGCCACCGAGCACACCATGTCGCCGTAGATCGCACCCGTAAGCGCGGCAAGAAGGAATTCAGAGTCGCCCTCGGAGCGGTTCCAAATGTCCTGGGCGCGCTTGGTCAGTTCAAGCGTCTGCGCATCGCTTTCGCCCGTGACTACCCATTTCACCGTCGGCCCAACCGCCCAACCCGCCGCGAAACTGCATTGAGGCCGGAAGAAGTTGTACCGAATCGGCTTCCATTGGGTGCGGGTCAGCAGCCGGTTCGAGTCTCGCGTGAGCAGGCCCGAATAATTGGCGTAGCGTTCCGCGTACCTTAGAAGCCGCGCGTCGTGCGTGTCATAGCCCCGATGCGCGGCGTTCTTCTGAGTGAGCGAACCTCCAGTCATAAATCCCTGATAGGCCGCCGCGAGCCTTTGGCGAATCGTCGGCATGGGTGGTTAAGCAAGACCTTTAGGAAGCAGGAGCGACCGGGAATTCGATTTCCATGATCGCGGTGACGAGCTCGGCCTTCTTGAGATCGTGCATGTTCTCGATTTCGGTGTCGTTAGCGATGGCGCGAAGGTCGTCGAGCTTCATGGCCGAGAGCGCTTTGAGTCGGGCCGCTTTCGGATCGACTTGCGCCGCTGCGAGTTCCGCCTCCCACTCAGCGCGGGCCTTGGCGACAGCACTGGCGACGGCTTCTTCTACGATCGCACCGATCTGGGACTGGGTGTAACCGATCTTGGTTTCTGGCCCTGCAGCGCCGTCGTTGATGGTGTAGGGAGTAAGCGAATCTTTGTACGACTCGGCTGCTTTCTCGTCAAGGTCGACGACAACGCCCTTGGAGTAAAACCCGCCCTCCGGCTTTGGCACCGCATAGGACTTGAGCACTTGGAATGTAGGCATTCGGTCTCCTGGAAAATGGTAAAGGCCCCCGTGAGGCGAGGGCCTTGGTACTTGGACGCTTTACGCAGCCGGTCGAAGCCGAGTCGCGAACGTCGGGTTGGTGTAGGTCGTTGAACCCACGAGCTGGCGACAGGTGCCAGCGCCGAGGTGGCGGACCGAGAACCCAATCGTGCGAAGCCATTCGGCTCCAACCATCGGGTTGTTGTAGTCGCTACCGCGTGACATGACGAGGCCGCGGTACTCGGGCAACAGATCAACACGCTTGTTCATGAACTTGGACCGCTCCACGACGGCAAAGTAGCCGCTTGGAACCATCGCAGTGAACACGAACTCACAGCCGTTGTAAACAACGCCCGTCGTGTGGAATCCCATGTCGATCGCGCGCTGGGCCATCGCCGTTCCGAATGGAATGGCTGAGCCTGGATTGAACAGCGCCATCACGTCCGATTCCTGGGCAGGGTTGAAGAACGCGTAATACGGTCCCTCGTAGCCATGCTCAGCAAGATCCTCGACGCAGGCATCGATGTGAGCCTTTGTCAGGGTTGTCGTGTTGAGTCCCAGGTAGTGGTAGTGAGCCACGCCATCAAACGTGTTGTTGCCGTAGTTGGGAACGTCGAGCTCGCCGTTGTAGAAGGCAGTTCGCGCCGCCGTTTCTACCGTCGTCACCGCTCGCTTGGTGAACATTTGGTAGAAGAAGAGGCCAAGCCGCTTTTCCATGTCCGAGGCCATTGCCGCGTCGATTTCCTGGCGGATTTCCTCTTCGCGGACGGACCGAATACCGATCTTTGACCACTCCGTCATGCGCTGGTAGGCATGAAGCGGCGTGGTGATGACGCGGCGCTGTCCGCGCTGTCGATCGGCGTTGGTGCCTTCGGCGTAGTTGTCGAACGAGCCTGCGCCCTGGTAGACGCGGGTCGTTTCCTGGGTGATCTCGAAGCAGAGTTCGTCGAGGAATCGAGGAGTGAACCCGTTAAAGACATCCAGTTCATCATCGATTGCAGAGAGCAGCTGGACCTGGTTGGTTACATATCCATCTGCGATCCCGATTAGACCAGTTGGCATTTCATGGCCTCCTTAGTAGACCGCCATGGTCGAGTTTCCAGCAGCTTGCAGAACCGCAGGAGCCCAGTCGATATCAACGATAATCTTCGTCGCGCTTTGAGAGCGACCGACTGCCTGAACGATGTTGGTTGCGGTCGAAACTTTCGTCTCGGTATAACCGCCAGCCGTTCCAGACAGATAGACCTTGCCCGGCGGTGTCCAGGTCCAGGAAGCGTCTTCAAGGACTCCGAATCGCGCGAGCGCGCCGGTTGCGCCTGACGCGATGTCCGTCACTGCAAAGCCGACGGCCTCGATGGGAGTTGCCGCATCTGCATCGGCAAGAACGGCTTGTCCGCTTGAGTTCAGTCCGCAGAGTTGACCAGCGAGAATCGTCGCACCCGCAACGACGGGAAACGACTTCTCGTGTCGCAGAACTTTTGTAGCCATGGGTTGATTTCCTTATCTTTGGGTTTGAGCCAGGCGACCCAGGAACGAATTGGATTTGAGAATTTCCTCTGTTCGCTGCTTTTCCGCGCTCTTGTCGGCGTTGGTCGCTGGTTTGCCGCCCTTGCCCGTGTCGGGGATGCCTGATCCCTCTTTGCGTGCTAGGTTCGGGTGTGCTTTGAGGAGTCCACTTAGGGCCTCTTCGAGTTCCTTTTCGTCGTCAGGAATGGTGTCGAGCATCTTCACGTAACTCGAATCTGCGAACCCGAGTTCAGCCGCCTTGGCCCGCGCGAGCGCAAACCGTGCCTTTGCTGATGCCGACTCATTTGCGGCTTCGAGTTCTTTGATTCGGGCTTCGCGCTTTTCCGCCTCGGTCATCTCCGCTTTTCGCAGAGTGTCGAGTTCGGCCTTTGCTGCTTCGCCTTCCTTGGCCTTGGTGCGATAGTTCGCCGCTTCTGCTCGGAGCTTCTTGATTTCAGCTTCGAGGTCTTCGGGAGTTCGCGCCGCCGCCGTATCCGTCGATGTGGTTGTGTCCGTGGCCGCCTGGGCCGTATCGACCGCCTGGGTCGTTTCTTGGGTTGCTTCGTCTGCCATGTGGCTCCTCTGCCCCGCCTGGGGGCAAAAACGTTAGGTCAGCGGGCAATGAGGATGCCGCTGGGCGATGGCTCATGGGCCTCTCGCGCTTTCTGGATCGCGACGGACTTCAGGAAGTCGGCCGCAACGCTGATGCACTGATCCACGCCGATGGGTTGAGTGAAGGGTTCGAGCGTTCCCGATTCGTTCACCTTGGCGACCTCTTGGGTTCCGCCGATTCCCCACTCGCGGACTTGGCCCGCGTCTACGATGGCCGTGATAACTACTTGGATCGTCATGCTGCTTTGCGCTTGTCTCCAGATTTCGCGAGTGCTTCTGCTATCGTTGCCTCGTGGCGCTGAGGACCCCAATCGCGGTCGTAAGTCTTGACCGTCATGTCCTCAAGCCGAATCTGGCCCGATTGGTAGAGTTCAAACTTCTTGGGGCCTAGAATCTCGCGCTGTTCGTCTTCGTCGAGCCGCCCAAACCGCGCCGCGCCGGTCTGACTTTCGGGGATAAGGTCGGGCATACCTCGCACTTGAGGGGCCGGAGAGCAACGGCAGCGCGGATGACTTCCGAACACTTCCCGGTGATCGTGGAACGTTCCGTGCATCGCCCAGCAGCTCGGACAGGAACGAAGATCGCAAGCACAAAGCCAGACCCAACCGCGCACGGCTTCAGCGTTGGCCTTGTAGTTTTCGAGTGACGCCGCCCGGTGGACCCGCATGGTCTCGGTTCGGCTGATCGTGAGCGCCCGGGACTTCGTGAGGTCCACGGCCTGGTCAACGCCCTGGCGCATCACGCGGGCCGTCTCGCGAGGGTTCTTGCCCATCGCCACGCCCTCGATCAGCGCTTTCTCGGCGGCATCGCCAACCCGGCCAGGCATCTGGTCGAATAGCCTCCGAAGCGGTGAACCGTCGCCCAGATAGCCGACGAGCTTATCCAGCGCCTCAACCGGTGGCCGGAACACGTCCCGGACCTGGGCCGCGCCAAGAATCTCCTGGGTATGAATTGCCGCGATCTCGAGCTGGAAGGCTTGGACTGAACGAACCACCGACTCCGCCGACGCCGACGCAAAAGCGATCTCGGACCCGATAGCCCGAAACAGCGCCATCGCCTGCTCAGTACGCAAAAGCCACGCCGCCGAAGGCAACCGGCCTTCCCTTGCAAGTCGCTGGTACTCAGTAAGGAGCCGGGCCAGCTCCACGCCGATGCGCTCAGAAGCGATCCCGTAAACCCGGGCGATTTCGCGGGTTGCTTTTGACTCCTCAGCCAGCGCCGCAGCGCGAAACACCTGAGCCGCCGCGTAAATCGTCGCCATAGCCTAGCCGCCCATCAGGGCCTTGTAAAGATCGTCGTCGCGCTCGATCGCGTGCCCAGGAGCGTAAGCCAAATTCATGGCGTCCATGTCGTCCGGGCTACGCTTGAGCCGCTTCTTGGTTTGGTCCTTAGGCTCCACAACTCGCCTGCCTTGGCTGTCGAGCTTCCATGTCGGGGCCATTGCCTGTTGCCTGAGCCTTGCGCGGGTGCGCTCGTCCAGCCGAGAGATATCAAGGTTTCCATCCTTCGCCCGCTGAGAAACCGAGAACCAGAGTTCTGATCTTCGGTTCGGGTAGCCCTCTTTGTCGAATGCGACCGA